ATTTTTTTAACCCAGATATGGCCAGGACCACCAGGATTAGTCGTAGCTCGCATATAAACAGGTAGGTTTGGGTCTGCAGTCCTAAGACGCGACCTGAGATAATCCCAAGCGTATGGCGTACTGTATTGCGTAAGTTCGTCCACGCCGATGTAAGTAAATGCTTGACCTTGGTAACGTAGTACATCTTTATCCTGCTCCAAATATGTCATCCAGATTCTAGCACCAGATGGAAACGTCCATTGACTCTTTTTTTCCATCCATTTTGCACCTGGAAAAGCCTTAGGATATATCTCCTGACTTTTATGTATTAGTTCTCTTAATTCATCGTTTGTACGTCTTAGTATTAATGCATTAAAATTATTATTAGTACAATATCTCAATGGGTCAACTATTAAAGCAAAGCTCTTACCACCTCCAGCTGCTCCTCCGTATAATACTTCTCGTTCTGGAGCTGCTAAAAAATCTGTTTGTGGACCTTTATTAGGTTCAAACAAAATAGTTGGGTCTTGCTTTGTTACTGTAGGTTCATCGTAATTAGGATTAACCTCTTCGTAACTAACTTCTTCTTCTTTTTTTTCAAGCTTGGCAATCTTTTTTTGTGCATGCACAAGACTTAACTTAGCTGATTTTAGTTTGCGTTCCTCAGACGTTAGCTTGCGTGGTGACGTTACCTTGCGCTTCGGTCTTGGCTTCATAGCGTTTTTGTTTAACATACTTTTGTTTATCCGCTTTGTCTTTTTTTACACGCTTCCACAATCCCATACCTGTAATTTTTCTACCTGTATATTCTGTTAACCATCGTGCTACTTCTTCGTAGGAAGAATGTTTTAAATATGAGTAGGCTTCATCTAATGCTTGTAATTGTTCATCTATTGGCAATAAAAGATATGGGTCATAGTCACTAACTCTATATCCCCAAGGAACTTTAGGTCCACTCATTCTGTCGTATCTATTGGTTGGATTCAATTTCTTGGCTATCGTCATTTTTCTTTTCTGGTAATATAAATAATCCAATAGGTTTATCAGAAGATACATTTAGTTTTTCTACTTTTGATAATCCTACTCTATCTAATACTTGTTGTGATGCGCTTAATACTTCTCTATTGCCCATAGCAGTTGGGTCATCTAGCACTCCTACCATTGACATAACAGCTTTTGGTGCATTCGCCGCCATTTCTAATTCTGCACGTTCAATAATTTCAGAACGTAAAGATTGTATAATTACATGGGAGTTTGTGCTCGGTGCATACCCAGCAATTCGCATTGCTTTTGCATAGTTGCCTTTAGCTTCACCAAACAATGCATTTAAAAATTTTTCTTGTAAATCTGTTAATTCTTTAGGCATTACGTACTTTCTTTCCTGCAGTTCTAGTTCTGGCAAAAGAACGATTCTTGTTTTTACTTTTTACAGATAGCCTAGAATTATTCATAGGATTACCTGTTGTATGATGTACATCTTTGCCATCACCTTTTTTTACAAGTCCTCGTTTTGCCATAATGGCTCTAGCTTTATTTCTGCTGGCCCTTCTTTTTATTTGATTTGGTCTACCTTGGTAGTTATCATATTCTTTACGATAATTTCTTTTAAATGCCATATTATCCAATACCTGTATAGTATTCTTGTAGTGATACAACTACATGTAATCTATTTCCTGTAGCCGCTTGGAACTTTAATATTTCACTAGCTTTTAATACTAACTCATTTGTTAAAAGTTCAGAAGTGCCATTAGCTGATATAGATTTTGTTTTAAAAAGACTAAAAGTTGCAGGACTAGATTCTGCATCTGTAATAGAAACAGTAATTGTATCTGCATTTCCAGAATCTTCAGATACTAATATAGAATGTACAATAGCATAACTTTTAGCAGGCACAGTATAAACTGTTGTCAGCGATGTTCCTGTTAAATCTGCTTTTGCATTCGTGTATCTAAATTCTGGCATTATTTATTGTTTTTCTTTCGGGACATAACTGCTCCCTTTTTTAGTTTTGCAGCCATATATGCATTAGGCATAGTGTTAGCTTGTTGGCTTGTTTCAGTATTAGTAGGTAACGCTGTAATATGAGATTTACCAGTTAAATTACCACTACTAGGATTACCTATGCCTGCTAATCCACCTATACTCATTCGTCTATGCATTTTTTTCATAGGTCAACTCCTTTTGTTGTTTCTGGTAATATTATTTCGGGTATAATTTGACACAGTGGCAACGCCATAAATACTTTAGGACTTTCTAAAGCTGAATTAGCTTTTTTTCTAGACTCTTCAAAACATCTTTCTTTTGTTGTAACTAATTCATTACCTGTTATAACAACACAACTTTGTGCATATGGAGATGAACAAAGTAGTATTATTGTCATCCACATACCCATTATGAAAGCTCAAAATGCGGACCATCAATAAAGGGTCTTCTGCCTTGACTACGTCTTAGGTCTACATAATTATTCATAGCTTCTTCCATTGTGCCTTCCCACTGTCGAATATCTTCAACACTCCAAGCAGCTCCCCATTTTATACTGACACCTTCTTGAATTGCTGCTTCTTTTATTGCATCAGCTATGTCATCATAAAACGAAATTTCCCATGATGCCCTTCCATTAAGATAGGCCATTAAATCGACGGCATCTCCAGTAAGGTGTTTTGATTTCATAGTTTGGCTCGCCCCACTATCGTATAAAGCTTTTTGCTCTGCCTGTGTTCTCATGCCACATATTACACCAAAATCTACTTTACTAATTTTAATAGCTTTACAGACTACCGAGTGTAATTCGTTTTTTACGCCATCTAGCCTTCCTAGACTTCTTTGTGATAACATAAAACTCATGTCGCTCTTTCCTTTCTTTTGCCCATTTATTATGGTATTTAAATTTTGTTAAGGGATATCTACGTTCCCCTATAAATCTTACTTCATATCTTATATGTGCAAGTTTATTTCCTATTCTTCATTCCAAAAAACTTACTGACAGACCGTATCCCAAACGATGCGGCCACTATCGCACCCAACGAAATTTGATACCAATCAGGCATATTCTGCAAAGCGATAAACCCATCAGTCACGACCTGTCGTCCCCAATCGCCGCAGAAACAGAGTACCATAGGTAGTGTAAAAATTATAGTCAGCCATTCGTCTTTCCATGAACTCTGTGTGGCTCTTATAGCAGCAAGCTCCCAATCAATCTCGCCTGTTGCTTCCTTCATACGAATCTGTGCTTCAGCTTTTTGAACAGCAGTTTTGCCATCTATCCAAGATGTTGCTAATCCGCCAACTGAACCTAATATGCTTGTTATGGCACTAATCATCTTTTTTACCTTTACCTGAAAGATACTCTACTCTTTTTTTAGTGTAAGATTCTAGCCATTTAATAATTTTATCCAATAATTTTACCATGCCTTACATGACCAATATCTAGCTTTTGTTTTTGGGCCAGGATTGTCGCAATTGTGTCGTGCTCTAAAATTTTTTCTGGCTGCAGGGTTGTCTTTGCGTATTGGCATATTAGGGTCACCGAACATAACTCTTTTTATTTTTTCACCATCTCTAACAAATACAACAGATTTTTTTCTACCATACCCAGGCTCACCTTTTCGTATAGCTCTAGGGGTATTAAGTATAACTTTTTTTCCTTGGTATTCAGCCATATTATGTCCTATATGCTCTAGTTTTTTTGGCAATTCTTTTAGGTTGTTTTACAAACTGTTTACCTTTACGATTACCTGCAGCTTTGGCTCTATTAGTCGCAGCTTTTTCACCAGGACTAAGAGCTTTCCAAGCAGCGTCAGGGAGATACCTCCTCTTACCTTTAGAAGGTCTACCAGAAGAGGTTCTCCAGTTTTGTTTTCCCCAATTTTTTAGGGATTGCTGTGGTGCTTTAAGGGACATTACTTTCTTCTAGCAGTGCCGCCTCTAGCGTAACCTTTTTTCTTCATAGTTCCGCCACCCATCATTTTCTTCATGCCGCCACGAGCCATGCCTTTTTTCTTCATGCCGCCACGAGCCATGCCTTTTTTCTTCATAGTTCCACCACCTCTCATTTTGCCTTTGCCGTCCATAGCAAAAGTTGGAACCATTTTTCCAGTTTTAGGGTCTTTACCCATAGGCATTCTTCCACCACCTTTAGCATATCCTTTTTTCATTTTTGCTCCACCACGAGCATATCCTTTTTTCTTCATCATTTATTAGTCTCCTTTGCATATAGATTATCAAATGTAACTGCAGGGTCTAAATAACTATTATGTATTTCTGCAGCGTGTGCATATTGACTAGGCTTAAAGTCTGGCGGACCTTCACCTGTCTCCCATAAAGCAGGACTTGTTGCCCTTACTCTATTATTAGGCAAGGCAACAATGTTACCTGTCCATTTACCTGCGTCCGTTAGCTGAAGTACGTGACTCTGTTTATGTTGAGCTGGGTCATCAGCTATGTCGCTTTCTGTGTAATCAACTGTGAATAAATATTTACCTTGATAAAATTCACCGTCAATCTTACATATCCAAGGACTTGAACTTACTCTTTCCATTCTAACAATCGAATGGTGATGAGAACTGCAGTCCCAAGGTTGTGCTAGATGAGTTGCCATTGTTTCAGGCCATTCTTCATACATCTCATCTGCTACTAGTGCTGTAATTGGCATTCTTGCCCACATTGCACCACCATGTACATTTTCACTATCGTCAAAGTCGCTTTCGCATCCTGTAAATATAATTTGAAAACTAAGACATCTGTCTGGTATTGTATTTACTGCGATTGCCATACCATGTATAAATTCACCGTGGTATTGTTCATGATTACAAGTGTATTCTTTACGCACCCAACATTTAAAATGTGGGATATCACTAATTAGATAGGGCATTAAGTTGTCGCTTTCTCCTTTTGTCGTTTGAGTTTTAGTTTAGCCGCTTTTGCTAATCTAACAACTTCAGTCTTCCCCATCACTTTAGCTCTTTGTTCCATAACTGTTAGAATCTGTATTTTTCTAGCATATGGCTTTTTAATTTTCATTACTTTTGCAATTGTTGCTTTTGCATCTGCAACAGTAGCAAACTTAATACTTACTGTATCTTTAGGATTTTCATCCGTATATAATCTTCTACCAGAACCTTTTGGCTTTTTGCCAGTTCCTACTTTCGGGTCTTTAGCCATTAAGTATACCGCCCACCTTTGGCTTTATACTGTTTAGCTAACATCTGTGCTTTTCTAGCTGACCATTGTCCAGGGTTTCCCCCTTTACCTCCAGCTTTAATTTTATTAAATAAATTCTTACGCATAGTAGGATTAGAATAATTACCAGCTTCGTTTACACGACTACCACCTTTTTTTAATTTAATAGTAGACAAAGTTTTAGCTTGTTTAGCATGTAAATTACTTGCTTTTTTTAATCCTTTTATAACTTTTTTTACTTTAGATTTATTAGTAGATTTACTAGTCATTCTTTCTCCTTCGCGCATTTACCATTATCTCTACACTCCTTAGGAGTGGTACAAGTCATACCGCAAGGTATCTGCCCTCTATCAGTATATATACCCATTACTCACCACACCTATGTGCTTCACCTTCTACTATTTCCTTAAAACATCTTGGACATATGGTCATGAAAATAATCCTCCTTTACGTTTACGGTAATCAATTATGACACTGCCACGACTAAATTTTTTCTTTTTTAACGCCTCTTTTTCTTTCTGTCTAAACTTTTCCGTTTTTTCTTTTTTTTCTTTTTCGGCTTTCTCTATACTTCTTCCTTGTTTTTTGCGTTCTTCACGTAATAATTCTAAATCTGACTTCATTGTTTGAGTACCTAGTCCAAACTTAGAGCCAATATTTCCTTTATCTTTTAATGAAGGGTCAACTTTGCTTGTTTTTTGTTTTAATTTGCCTTTTTTATCTTTTGTAAATTCAGTTACCGTATCTCCTGTAGGAGTAGGTCTACCTCCTACTCTCTTTTTTTGTTGTTTGACAAGTTTTCCGTCAACTACAGATATTCCATTATTTAAATTTTTAATTTTTGATGTTATTTCGACACTTCCATCATTATCTCTATAGACAGGTTGTCCCCCTGGATTTCCAATAATAATTTTTTTAGGATAATATCTTATTGCTGTGCCTTCAGGAAAGTTTTTACCTTTACCTGACATACTCATAAATTCTGGTAATTGTGATTCATTAATTATTGTGCCTTCTTTAGACATTATACATTATCCCTTACTTCTGATTTTGCTTGAACTTGTACAGATGACCTACCACCATTAACATAAAGTCCAAACCAGGCCGCTCCTGCCCCAACTACAACTGATACAAACCCTGCTTGAGCATTATTAGGGTCTGGTAAATTCATGAACCAGTTACAAGTCTGATAAAATACAACCATATAACTTAATATAAGTGCTCTTGGTACTATTCTCCAGGAATCTAACTTTTCTGGTGTCATTTAATCCTCATAAAAAATGGACGGAGCACGTTGGCGATAGCTCCGCCCTGTTGTTGTTCAGAACCTGCAGCGAACCCCTCAGGTATAAGTACAGTGGTCGCACAACTAGGGGGCATTTTCCCCCTCATACCGCAACATTCCTTCTGCCACCAACGCATTTTCAACATCCTCAATGCTAAAGTCCTGTCCAGTACGTTCTTTTAACGCCGCCCTGACATAGTACACTGTATGACTAGGGATATGCGTCTTAAATCGTCCAAATTCATTGTATTCATACGAAATTTGTTCTAAAATAGAGTTGTGTCTCGTACTTTTTGTCATAATCTTTATATTGTATCACAAAAACAACACTTTGTAAAAGGTTTATTTATGTTGTAACAAAAATACAACACAAAATACTAAAATTACACTAAAATTATAAGCCATATTGACACAGGTAGTTAAACATAGTATAAAATACATACTCCCCTCCCCCCCTTTAACATATACTCCACCCCCTTTTTTTCAAAAACTGGGGTACATATTTAATATTATGGTCGAACCTGCAATGAAACAAAAGAAACATATATTCTCCATACGCAATCCTATTAGTATTCATCTTAGAAAACTAAGAATGCAGGTAATTAAAAATAAAAAACTACCTTTTATACGTAAAATCAAACACAAAAAGACTGTGTTTATAGATTAATTTACTGATTTCATTACATTTTTTATTATTTAGTACGAGAGTGTCTATTATATACAATGGGCGAACTCTGGTTTATGGTTGTATTTCCCTAATTTTCTGTCGGGGCTGTATACAGGTAACCTATAGGGGGGTAGTGGGTCATACGTCCCCTAATTAACTCACAATAGAAATAACCCAATAAAATCAATAAGTTATAGCTAGGTAGTAATTAAATAAAATCACCAGAGTTTATGACTAAAAAAGATATTAGGTTTTCACTTGGTTTTATGCCTGACTATTTTTTAAGCACTAGCTCGGATTTGCTCAAAGTTTAATCAATGATTAAAGAATAGGCAGGTACTAGGGGATTGTGTACAAAATAACCACATCAAAAAAACTGCCTAAAAAATAGGCAAATTTTCTATCATAGGAACTCGCAAGCTCGTACTATCACTCGTAAACTCGTGAGCTTTACTGTCATTTCTGGCTCGGTGGATTTATCCAGCTGGGTCGCTGCGACTTAATCAAAAAAATATTTAAGAAAAAATATGAAGTCGCTGCGACAAGAAAAAAATTATATAAGCCAAA